TGGGATCATCCATGTAAGTGAAAGACATGTTTACAGAATGCGTGATAGTTGCATTGAATGGTTGTCTGATCTGCTGGATAATCACCCCTCCCCTATGAGCAGATAACAAGCTGTCATCGGGGACTGTCGGGGGGACTGATCTTTCATACAAAACAATTTTTTGAAGTTTTCCCGAATTAAAAATCATGAAATGAGGTGAAATACATGATAATTGCAAAATGTGATATTTGCGGAAGAACCGCAGCCGAATACTTCCAAATCAAATACCGCAGGATCACGCAGCAGACAACTGGTGAAACAAGGCGGATTGATCTTTGCGAGAAATGCCTGAATAAAGCAGTTGCTACATTCCAGCAGAAAAAGGTGTCAACAGCGTGTCATAATCAGCTGGCTGCATTTGATTTAAAATAACATTGCAGAGGTGGTGAGATTGAATGATAGACAGAAACAGTTCTGCAAGTATTATGCCTTATGTATGAACGCAACCAGCGCAGCGCTAAAAGCTGGTTACAGTGAAAAAACAGCATATAGTCAGGGCAGCAGGCTGTTGAAAAATGTTGAGATACAAAACCAAATACAACAAGAGATCAAAGAATTGAATGCTGATCTTCCGGATAAGTCAGAATTAAAAAGATTTTGGTCTGCTGTTTTGCGTGATGAAAAAGAAAAGACTTCTGTCAGGCTTTTAGCTTCAACCAATCTTGCTAAAGCAATGTTCATGTTCAATGCTGATATATGCAGTTGGGATAATGAATAACAAAAAATAAGTGAGGTTTAAATATGAACAAGATCACATCGATCAGAATTGATTCATGTCTGTTGGACAAGATCAAAGTATACAGTGAAATTGAGAACACTTCTCAGACTGATTTTATAAATACTCTTCTTTCCGATGGACTGGAAAAATACTTCCTGCAGCGTTCCGGTGGTGCAGTCTTAACTCTTCCGAATCCGCAGAATTATGTCATTGATGATCTGGAAATCAAAGAAGCTCTTTCTATTCTCTGCGCTGCTGCCGATCGCATTCACCGGCTGGATATAAATCTGCCGATTCCGCTGTATGCTATTCTTGCATTTTTTGAGCAGCGTTTGATCCGTGAACTTCCGGAAGATGTCGAGCGCTTCAAAAATAATACAATTCTCGATTGCATGCAATGCGACAAGATCGCAAAAGAAAATACAAAATAGCGTGAGAAAGGAGGACTGAAGTTCATGACAAGAAAAGAAATCAAAGCTCAGATCAGAGCAAAAGAGAAAGAAGCAAGGGAAATCCGTGATAAGGTTGCAGCTTCTCATGATCTTGAAGAGGTTAAATCACTCGGCGAAACACTGACGAAACTCAGGAACGACATTGACGAGCTGGAAGCGCAGCTTGATGAGCTGGAAGAATCCGGTTATTTTGATCGGAGTGATATTCCGGAAAATGCAGAATTCCGTGGTGCTGATGCTGTCAGGACTGCTTATGGCGCAGCAGCTGGTTCTGGTGTTGCCAACGGTGTTAATACTCTTGCACTTAGAAACGATGAGAAATTCGCTTCAAGACTTTCTCAGGCTGATCGGAAACCTCTTGATCTCGGCAAGTATGTTCGTGGTGCAGTCACTGGTGACTGGTCAAATGCACTTGAAGAAAGAGCAGCTTTTACTACCAGCACAACCGGTGTAATCATTCCGAAAGTGCTTTCTGCTAATGTAATCGACAAAGCAAGAAATCTGTCACTGTTCACTGCTGCCGGTGTTCCGATCGTTCCGATGGACACAAACAATCTGACGATCGCACGAGTAGCTCAGGATCCAGTATTCGCATTCAAGGAAGAGCTTGCTGAAGCTGATGAAAGCAGCTTCGAACTTGAGCCGGTTGAACTGAAAGCGAAAACTGCTTATGGTTATGCTTACTGCTCACTTGAAACAATTCATAGTGCTCAGAATCTGACTGATATTCTGTATCAGGTATTCAGTCAGGCATTTGCAGATATGTGTGACCGTGGCATGCTTTATGGTCAGATCGCAAGCGGAAGTCTTGTCGATTATGCACCAGCTGGAATTATGAATGATGCTGATATCCATGAGATCGAAGCTCAGAATGTTGGATATGCTGACTTTATCAAGGCAATCGGTGCGATCAGAAGAGCAAACGGAACACCGTCTGTTGTCGGCATGAATGCAGCAACAGAAGAATACCTTGCTCTGCTGACTGACGCAAACCGGCAGATTCTTGAAGAGCCGAAGGCATTCGCAGCGCTTGAAAAGGTTGTTTCCAATCAGCTGAAAGAAGATGCTGATAATGGCAGTGATGCACTTGTATTCGATCCAAAAGCAATGATCATCGGTTTCCAGAATCGAATGGTATTTAGAATGTTTCAGGATACCGATTACTGTATCAAGAATGGTGCAGTTGGTTTCCAGATTTATGCAATGCTGGATTGTGCAGCAGTGCAGCCGAAACACATCGCAAAGATCACCGGTATCAAAGAGACTGCTTCAAGCGACACTTCCAGCGGTGATTAACTATTAACATTTTGGTCATTCCTCTGTACGTGTGTTATCTCATCTGATATGACATCGACAGTCTTTTTAAAGGAATTTTTTCCTCACAATAAATTCTTCCTAACTTTAAAATCCGGAAATTCCTTCTTCCGGTTGAGTAGTGCCGGCTCATTCTCCAACTGCTGGACAGCAGTTGAGCCGGTACTGCAATAGCCTTTAGGTACTCATTTAATGACTCCATTGAAAAGAACCGGTGATCGTCTCAATCACCGGTTCTTGCTTTTTTGTCACAAAATTGTCACGAAACACTGTTCTGAATCTCTGAAAACCCTTTATTTTCAAGGCTTTTTAAGACTTACAAAGATAAACTTCTGTTTGTAGTTTAATGATTTTGTCTATGTTCGTCTATATATCAATGCCTTTATTTATGCGGTTTTTCTCGATTTTATAATTTTGTGTTTGTCCGTCTTTCGCTGTCATTATAAAAAATTTTGTCACAAGGATTGTCACATTGTCACCGTCAAGAAATCTGAATTGCCTTGACTGCTTCTTGCTTTTCAAGCTGCTTCTTTTCTGTCAGGTGTGTGTAAATGTCCAGTGTGATACTTGTTGAAGAATGACCTAATAATTCAGATACGATCTTCATATCTGCACCGGCTTCATATGCTTTACTGGTAAATGTGTGTCTTGTTGTGTGTGGTGGGAAATATTCCAGTTTCTGACCATTGCCGGAAACACTTTTATTGTATTTTTTCACAATAGTGCGGATTCTGTCTCTGACTGTAAATTCTGTCAGAATGGTGTTGCTCTTTGTTCTGAATACAAAATCAGTGCAGTGACCGGTCACTCTTCCAAGATCATCGACAATCGGAACTGAATATTCCCTGTCGAATGAAGAACTGAACCGTTGCTGAAGCAGTGCGCTTCTGGTCGTGGCATTCATTGCAATGTTTCTGATTGAAGTTTTGCTTTTTGGTGTTCCGATCGCATACTGGATATCATAAATATTTTTATCCAGAGTGACCAGCGTTTTATCAACATGGATTGTCTCATTTGCGAAATCAATATCATTCCATGTCAAAGCTGCAAGTTCACCGACACGAATACCAGTATTAAACAGCACAACAAACATTGCATAGTATTCTTCAAAATCAGGCGAATTCTTCACATAATTCATGAATGTATTAAGCTGATCCTCAGACAGTGCTTCTTTACTCTTGCTGTCTTTCGGTGGCAGTTCAATGTTCCTTGCTGGATTCTTGAAGATGATATCATCGTCAAGAGCGCATTCAAACACACCTTTCAAGCATGATCGAAGAGTGTTCAAAGTGAAATGCTTCAGACCTCTTCCAGCCATATCATTGAAGATCAGCTGAATATCAACTTTTGTGATCTTCCCGATTTTCTTTTTTCCGATTGCTTTCTTTGCATACAGTTCATAATACTGTTTGTATCTCGTAAGCGTGCTCGGTTTTCTTCCATTCGGTGCATAGGTTTTGAACCAAAATTCAAAGTATTCATCGAATGTCATGTTCTTGTTGCGGTTCTTCATGTTCTTGCCTTTATCCAGTGCAACAAGCAGTTCGTTCTCACGCTTCCGAAGCTCGACCAGATCGGTATCAGTGATTGTGACACGTTCACCGTCAACCATCTTCCTGAACTGGTAAATGTGTGTTTTTGCATTGTAATATTCGCCGGTGCGAAGATTACGACCTTTGTTGTCTTTTCGTGTTGCCATGTCATCACCCTTTCATAGTTGGACTGAATAACAATCAGATGATCTTTGTCATTCGGCAATAATTCCCCTGCTGACAAGCTGCTGAAATCCCCTTTCTACATCCTCTTCAGTGATCGCCTGAATGGTGATTTCCCCTGTTTCAAAGTTGTCAATGATCCGATTCTCTGCTGATCCGGTGGTAACTGTAATGTCCTTTCTTGTTTTCATTTGTTTTACCTCTCTTTCTATTTAATATTTTTTATCTATAATAATCAGTCTTAATGACTGTTATTATCTTCGAGTACTTTAATTCTCTTTTCCAGTTCAGCAATACGCTGTTCCAATGCCAGACCATAATCGAACGTATTTCCAATTATATCTTCGTGTGTGGTCACAACACCAGAAATGAATTCTTCAATGTTATTTAAGTCAGTATCATTCAAATCATCACAATAATGATCCGGATATCCTCTCGAAATCATAAATTCAGTTAACATTACTTTTGCATCTGAAGCTGATATTTCATTTCTTCTCTCTGCAAGTCTTGTGATATAAACGTCACTTTCACCGGTCAAAAAAGACCTCGATACATCCAAATAATCAGCTATTTCATACAACCAATCTTTATCAATAATGCCAGATGATAGTTTTCTTGAAAAATATGCTTCAGATGTATGTATCACATTAAAGGCTATTTCTTTTTGGGATACACCTCTGTCTGCAATAGCTTTTCTAAACCTATTTTGGTCAATGTGTATCAGTCTTTCTTTTCTTTTAACTGGTGACATATCATTTCCTTTCTTGTCTTTTTATAAAGTTGTGTGCAATGACAAGTTGCCCTTAAGACAAGTATAATCAGCTTGTAACAAATAGTCAATAGACAAACAAAGACGAATAAACCGGTGCATTCGTTGGGATGATTCTTGCTAACCGAAGCAATTATTATTCCTGTCAGAACAGAGAAAGAGAGGTGACAGAATTGACCAAAGGAAAAAGTGAGGTATCAAAATTGGTTAAAGAAGATAGCGAATCTTTAGCTGATGAGGCATTTAATTGTTCAGAAAGAATCAAAGCGTGTGTGGCAGATATTGCATTCCAAACTATGGAACGAGGCGAAGAGCTTTTGTTGTTATCGACAATAGTTGAGGACATTAATCGAATCTATGGTATTGTCACAGAATTAGCTGAAATATGAACAAGATAAATATCGTGACCAGCTGTTTTATCAACTGGTCACGATATCAATTAATCAAATGAGAGGTGAACACAATGAACAAATCAAAGAATCAGGACGTTTCCGGTGAGATCGTGACACTTGAACAGGCTGCAAAGCGTGTCAATCTCGGAATGTCTACAGTCAGAATCAAAGCTGCTGAATGTGGTGCTGCTCTGAAGATTGGAAGATCATACCGGATCAACATTCAAAAACTAATCGATTATCTTTGCACATTTGAAGCAGAAGTCAGGTAAATGAAATGGAATTCTACAAGGGATATCTTTTAACAGAAAATAAAATATCATATGAAAGACGTTCTGGAAGAGATTCTTTTCTACCTCTGGCAGCGGTTCAGGATTCTTCAGAATATGCCGGTGTTCTTGCCAATGGTGTTGTGTTAGTTGATTTTGATGACACAGAACAGGCACAAACAGCGATCCAGATCGTCAAGGATTATCAGATACCATGCAGGGCAATAAAAACAACACGTGGTGTTCATATGCTCTTTACCAGCAGGAAGAACATTCCAGAAAAGACACACTGTAAAGTAGCTTGCGGACTTTCAGCAGACTTCAAGCTCGGAAACAATAACAGTTATGAAGTGCTGAAATATGACGGTGTGCAGCGTGAAATCATTCTCGATACTGGTATCAGTGAACTGCCGTATTTCTTCTACCAGATCACCGGTTTTAATGGTGATCTATGGAAGATGAAAGATGGTGACGGAAGAGACAGCACGCTTTTCACATATGAAATCTATTGCTTGAAGAATGGACTGACACAAGAACAAATATGCAGCTTGTTTCCGATCATCAATGATTATGTGTTTGCTGACAAATTATCTGACAGTGATCTTGAAAGGATCACCAGACCTGACGCATTCACGAACATTCTTGCCAGTGATAAAAAGCCTAACACAAGAATGATCGCAGATATCATGATCGGAAGAGATCATATCATTAAGATCGATGACCAGCTTCATATGTATCAGGATTCCGGTTTATACACTGCTGATACAAAGATCATAGAAAACAGAATGCTTTCATATGTTCCAGCACTGAGCAAATACCAGCGGAAAGAAATTCTTGCGTATTTGGCGCTACAAGCGCCGGAAACAGTCTCCAGCGATAAAAGGTATATATCATTCAAAAACGGTGTCTATGACCTCAGAAACGGCATTCTGACAGGTCACACGCATGAATACATCATACCGAATCAAATACCGTGGAATTATAATCCTGCTGCATTTGGTCAGGATATTGAAGATGCTCTTTTCACATGGTGTTGTGATGATGATAAAATCGTGCAGCTGCTGGAAGAGGTTGTCGGTTATTCCATGTACAGAGAGAACACTTTCAGAAAATTCTTTGTGATAGTTGGAAACAAGCGAAACGGAAAAAGCAAGTTCCTAAAAGTGCTTTCTGAATTGATCGGTGTCGAGAATACCAGTTTTGTATCACTTGAGAACATTGACGCACGCTTTCAAAATGCTCTGCTTTCTGGAAAGCTGTTGAATGTTGGAGATGATATAGAGAACGAAACTTGTATCACTCACACTGCTGCACTGAAAAAGATCACTGCCGGTGATCGGGTGACGGTTGAAAGAAAAGGACAAGACCCCTTTCAATTCGTGTCATATGCAACACTGGTATTCTCTGCAAACAGCATTCCTTTTATCAGGGACCAGACCGGCGCTGTCAAAGATCGAATGGTGGTGATTCCGTTCAATGCTTATTTTGATGAAAAAGCAGATAACAATAATCCGGATATTCTTGATGATCTCCTGACCACTGAAAACATGGAATATCTTGTCAAGATCGGTATCCAGGGACTGCAGCGGTTGTTGAAGAATAAGCAGTTCACCATTCCTAAATGTGTAAAAGCAGCAATGAAACAATACTTGCTTGAATGTGATCCGGTGTCGGCATTCCTCAGTGATAACAAAGATGATCTGTTCGGAAGAGCAACAGCAGACGTTCATCATATGTATGAACAATATTGTAAGGACAGGAACATATCTTCAAAGAATATTTCACTGGAAAAACTGACACGATTAATCAAGAAAGAACTGAACTGCAAGACACGACCGGAACACGGAAGAAATGTTTTCAGACCTTGAAAAACTATAGACAAATATAGAAATTCTATACTATTCCATACTTTTTTTTATACCTTACGCAAGAAAATAAAAAAGAGATAGTAAGTATTTATATAAGGTGTAGCAGAAAAGTATAGAAAAGTATTGACCACTGGGAGAGGTGAACAGAATGACCGTCAAAGAGATATTGGAAGAATACAGAAAAGGTGACCTCGACTTCAAACTTGAACACGGTCTGCTCGATGAGGATACAACAGACAAAGTCAGACTGCTGAATAAAATATTCGAAGATGCTGACTGGACTTCCTACAAGCTCGAATCAATCAAGGTTGTAAGAATGTATTACAAAGAAATCTCTTCAGCAAGAGTGATAGCTGGGATTATCCATGTAAGTGAAAGACATGTTTACAGAATGCGTGATAGTTGCATTGAATGGTTGTCTGATCTGCTGGATAATCACCCCTCCCCTATGAGCAGATAACAAGCTGTCATCGGGGAC